ATCCAATCCTTCATCTTCCAGTCCGACCATTCTTTCAAATGTGACCATAGATCTTTTAGTAAGTTCATAGAACCTCCTTTGTTAAAATGGGAATTATACTATTTTACGCCTTTAAATGCTACTTTTTTAATCTGCATTTTACTTGTTTGCCCTTGAGGTCCTGATCCTTTATTTTGTTTTACAACAAAAGGGGAGAAAACCTGCTCTGCAGTGCCTGCAACTTTTCTATTAGGAAAAGGATTTTTCTGAGGAGCAATAGTCATTTTTGCATTTTTAAATTTCATGTTATCCTCTCTTTTTAGATTTAGCCATGCCGCCTTTTTTCATAAAACCCATTTTGTTACGAACGGGTGTAGGTAGCTTTTTAAGCCCTTTGTTAGATTTGGGTACTGATTTTAATCTTTTTTTCATCAATGATACGTTACATTATTTTTTTCAATTAAAAAAGATTTATTTATCATATCAAACATTATTTCTGCTTGATCTGCTGGCATTTCCTCATGAAGCAGTATTTTAGAAACATTTATCAAAGAAGTTGCAAATTCAACAGCATCTAATTTTTCAGCATCTATGCGGTCACGAACACTTCTATAGATATCGTAAGCATTGTTTTTAAGATCGTCTTGCGGCATTCATTTTCTCCAAACTTACAGCGGCTCTAAGTTGAGCAATGTCCTCGGTAGAATCAATTTTTTCATCCTGTAGCTTTTCTTTTTGTTTTACTTTTAGTAGATCTAAAGCCATTTGATTTTCATCTGATGTTTCTTTTCGTCTTATTTCTGCTGCTTGAAGATCTAATTCTTTTTTACGTAATTCAACGAGACTATCTTCGCCCATGCCTTCCATCATTTCTTGTTCTTCCGCAACCATGTTGTTTGTCATCTCAGCAATTTGTTTTGCAATAGCAGCTTCCATCTGCATTTGCATCTGTTGCTGTGCTTGAGGATCTTGTTGCATCTGTTGCATTTGAGGAGCCATTTGTTCCATTACTGCTTGTCTCGCCATTAATGAAATATGTTCAGAAATGTGTGCTTGTAAAATACTCATTACAGGTAAATTACTTTTAACTAACATACTTGACATAAAAGCACGGTGTGCTTCAATGTGTGCTTGATGGTCCTGACCCTCGAATGCTTTCAAAGGTTTTCCTAATAATGAAATAGAATTCTCGAGTCCTGGATCTGTTGGTTGTGGTTGAGGCGGGGGAGGAAGAAGCGCCTCAATATTATCCACTCCCAATGCAAGATACATACGGCGGTACGCTTCTTGCAAATTATGAGCCTCAGGATTACTCTGGGCCAATTGTAATTGTAACTGTGCCATTGCCACTCTTTGTGACATAGAAAACATATTGGGATCTGACACAGGAACGACATCTATTCTGTCGTCAAAATCTGTTTGTTTAATTGTTTGGTTTCCGCCGACAACTTGATAAGGATATTCCCCTGGCAAACTTGTGCTGAAAACTCTAGCTAATAATTTAAATTCTATTTTTTGTGCGTAGTGTAATCTCTTATGGATAGCGCTCATAACTTTTGCGCCTTGTTCCATCATTGCTAAAGTTGTACCAACTGGAGCATTTGTATTTGTTTCTGCAATCTTCATGTCAGCTACGGCAGCGAAACGCTTACCCGCATCTACACAAAAACCTAAGAGCTGGAATAATACTTGGTCGGGTCCTTTATAAGGTAAAGGTAATAATCCTTGGCGCAAGTCTCCACCCGGTGCATCCACGTCTCTAAATTCTCCTGGCTGTAAAGGACTGTCGTTATCTTTGATACGTAATCCTCTTGCCTTAAAGCCTGCTGGCAAGTTTGATAATGTTCCCGCATCAATAAGTTGACGGAGCGTGGAAGTAGCCGTTCGTGAGAGGCCCCCCAACATATGGATAAGACCAAAACCGTAAAAGCCAAGACCAGGAAGGAACTTGTAGTGAACGAAATATTGTATTTTTTTCTTAAGAGGGTCATCCTCTTTGTAGTTTCTGTAGATTGATAATACTTTTCCTGAGCCTTCATCGATTGTAACAACGTATGGCAGCTCTATACCTGTTTCTTCCCCAGTTTTCGCGTCTTTATCTTCGAACCCTAGTATGTCTAAATTGCAATGTATTTCATACAAAGTATATGCGTTATCCGCATAATCTGTCTTCTCTACACCCTCTATTCTGTCGTATTTTGCCTGTATTTTACTCTCTTCATCACTCTCTTCCACCTCAATATCCCTATAAAACCCTGAATTCTGCAGTTTTCTAAGCTCATTTCGGTTCATTTTAACAATTTGACCTACTCTTTCCGCTGTTTCTAGGTCTGTTGCCATGTAATTAACAACTAAATCTTCACTTGGAATGAATTTTGACACACATTGTGCCTTACCGCCGTCATAATACACCTTTTTAAAAGCAGATCCTGCTAAAGGTAGGTGAAATAACAACTGATCCATGTCTGGAGTGTAGTCTTCCATGACTGTAGTGATCTGATAATTCATAAAATCTTGTACTCTGTCCGCTTGCGCGATAACTTCTGGTGTTTCCACACCTAAAATAGATGTTTTTACAGGCCCTGCTGGTGGGAGCATTTCTTTAAATGCCTGTGCTTGAAATTGTGTGACTGATTCTGCTAATAATGGGTGTGTTACACCACTAGCCCCCTGAAAAGGCTGTGATCTTTCATCATATTTAAAGCCTAAAAGGTCTAATCCTTTAACATACGCATCTTCCCACTCGGACCGTGATTCGCGGTCCATCTTAAAATCACCAACTAAATCAGTAGATATAGAGGTTAAGTCGTCATCTGAGAGAATGTCTGCCAAGTTTTCGTAAAAATCTCCTGTCGATCCTGCTTTATTTGGGTCAAAATCAATAGTAGCGCCGCCGTCTTCTTCTTGAATAATATCAATGTCTGGATTTACCCTTCCTTGTTCCAACATAACTTCTACTGCTGGATTAGGTCCGTCAACTTCTTTGAAATCTGGTATTGGTTGTATCTTTTTATCAACGGCCATTATGTAATCCTTGTTTTAGTTCGTTTGCCTTTTTTCATTCTTTTAAATCCACGAGGCGTGATTAATCCACCACGTTTCCCTTTTCGCGATTCAACGAGCGTTGGATTAATACTAAATAATTCTGATTCAATTTCTATAATTTTATCATCATCATCGCCTGATATAGCATCACTTAATAAATCTAAAAGTTGAGCTACTCTTGATGATCCTTTTTCTGCCATGTGGCCTCCTAATAATAATTTCGTTGCGTTCCTATTGCTAACTGCTCCGGTTCATAATCTTCTGGATGAACCACAAAATTACCTTGGCGGAACCTTAACATAGCTTGGGTCATGCTGTCTACTAAATCATCATGTTCCCCAAATGGAAAAGCCGCACACTCCTCCACCATCTCTTCTGCCCATCTTTCATCTGGACGCCACACCATACCGGCCTCAAATAAAGGAGCAACAGAATTAACTCTAACGTGTTTATCATTTCCTCGGCTCGGTGTAAAGTTAACAACGGGAATTCCCATTGAACGTAGCTCATCTGTTAGTGGCATACCACTTGCTTTTGCTTCAATCAAAACTGTTTCAGGATCCCAATATTTATATTCTTCCATCGCTGTTTTTTTTAATTCAGGGAAATCCCATCTGCCCTTTTTACAATCCATTAGTATTGCGCTGGGCTTATAAGAATTTTTTGGATAAAATATTCCCCAGGTAGATATTGCTGAAAAGTCGGCGGTCTCTTTTTTGCTGTAGGCGGTATCATAACTTTGTATGATGTGCACCATTTCAGGCGGGTCCTCTTCTTCCCAAATCTTCCACCATTCTCTTTTGATAATGGAACCTTCTTCTGAAACAGGATTCTGTTGCCATTGTGCTTGCCATTTTTGTTCTGTCAAAGAAGCCTTAACACTTTCTAATTCTTCTAGTTTCCAATACTGTGGCCAAATAGGTTCCTCACTTGGTAAAATAGCAGGGAACTCTACAACTTCCCATTGATCTGCTTTTGGTTCTGTTTGTGCTCTCATCAATTGACCAGTCAAATCTTTTGTAGACCAGCGTGTCATAACAATAAGAATTCTGCCTCCTGGCTGTAAACGTTGTCTAGGACCAGAGGTATACCACTCATACGCGTTATCCATTGCTGTCTCGGACAGCGCATCTTGTTCCGAATGAGGATCATCAATAATCAAGAGATCCGCACCACGGCCCGTGATTGCACCACCAACACCCGCAGCAAAATATTCTCCACCATAGTTTGTTTCCCAACGCCCCGCTGCTTTACTGTCTGCACTTAAGTTTACATTTTCAAAAACATTTTTATATTCTCCAGTTCCCATTAAGTTTCTAACCTTACGACCGAACCGGTAAGCGAGTTCCGCGGTGTGCGTTGTTTGTATAATTTTTAATTTAGGATTCATTCCCATCATGAAAGCAGGAAACAAAAATGATGCAAATTCTGACTTTGTATGCCTGGGCGGCATGTTTACAATTAATCTTTTTATTTTGCCGTCCGCTAGTTCTTGAAGCTTGGCGGCTGTTTTTAGGTGGTGGGGGCCTTTGACAAACTCTGGCCACATGACCCTAACAAAATTTAAAAAGTTATCTTGAGCTGCTGCTTGTAATTTTAATTCGTGTTCACGGAGCAACAGCTTTAATTCTTCAGCTGATGGTTTATTCATTCCATAACATTATCATACTCTTTGTATTTGTAAAATAGACTATAGGACCGTCACCACAAAACCACGGGGCCTAAAAAAGGGGGCGGGGGGCCTTTAAAAAACATTTCGGATTTTGGAAAACGCTCGGGACTCAAAAGGGGAGAGGGAGAAGAGGGGAAGAGGGCTGACCTGTCCTCCCTGCTCTTTTCTTTTCACGTGAAAAGAATAGGTCAACGAATAAGATACGATAATTAAATATAAAAAAGATTTAACAAGGGGGACTGGGCCCACGTATAATAATAAATAGGATAAAAAACTTATCCACATTAATCGTAATAAAAGATAAACTAACTATATAAAAGATAATCTTTTATCTTTACTAATATAATTATATTCAAGCTTGGTTAGGCAAATGGACTTGGTAACCTCTGGATTAAAAAGCCAGCCGCCCATAATAGGAGGAAAAGGCAAGGACATACCAAAATTGAATATAACAACCGAAAGGAAAGGTACTCAGATGAGCGAAAGCAATAATCTAGATATCGATCAGGTACTCAATAAGCTTGCTGAGCTACTGGCTCAGAAGCTTGAAGAGAGGAAGAGCGACACTGCTTCTCTTCTCGATAGGGTAACTGACTTAGAGGATCGCATTGACGATTTCTCTGAGGACGATATCCGTGATTGGATTAGCGATGCAATTAACAACGCTACGATCACGATTGAGTCGTAATTCTATCAAGAGGGGCCAGATAAGCTGGCCCCTTAAACTCTCTTTAAGGAGTTCAATATGAATATGAAATACAAAGAACTTGTATTCAAAGCCCTTAAAAAGAATTTCAAAGGGTTAATTGATAGCGGTCACGCTATCGAGGACAAAGCTTATTATGTTGATGAGCTTGGTCTCCCAGAAGAATATGTTGAACAATTTGTTCAGCGTCATCATTCTTCTAAGGATAACCCTAAGGGGATGATTTTTAACGAAGCGGGCGAAAGGTTAGAATACCTTGACGGTGTTTATAACCTACAAATCCTTAAGCATATGGCTTGGATGCTAAACCGAAACAGCAAAGACTACGAAGACGGTCTTAGCTCTTTGGGTCGAGGCTTCGAAGCTAAGCATTATCACAATGCTATTGGCAAGGCTTTAGGATAATCTTTTACAAGGGGCCAGATAAGCTGGCCCTTTAAACCATTGATGAAGGAAACCATTATGAGTGACCGAGATTTCCATGCTACTTACAAACAGCTTGGATATATCAATACAGCGTTAAGAAATCTAGAAGCTCA